GCGGCGATTACAGGCAAGGCGAAACTTCACGGATTAATGATTGAAAAGAAAGAACACACCGGCCCCAACGGCACACCACTCAGTCCGCCTCAATTAGTGGTGATAGAAGCTAAGACAGACTAGCCATGACCAAAAAGGCGACCGTACAATTGCCGCCGAAGCTAATACCAGTATTTACACCGCCACGGGGCGCTGTAGAGTTTCGCGGGGCACACGGTGGCCGAGGTTCTGCAAAGTCTGCATCGTTCGCAACAATGGCGGCAGTGTTTGGATATGCTGAACCACTGCGGATACTTTGCACACGCGAGTTTCAAAGCAGTATCAAGGATTCGTTTCACGCTGAATTAAAAACCGCTATCGAACGCCACGACTTTCTAGCCAACCATTACAGTGTTGGTGTTGATTACATCAAAGGCGCGAACGGAACAGAGTTTTTGTTCAAGGGATTGCGTAGAAATATATCGTCAATCCGATCAACCGCTAATATTGATATTTGCATAGTTGAGGAAGCAGACGACATACCCGAACAAGCATGGCGTGATTTAATACCTACCATTCGCGCCGCTAAATCTGAAATATGGACTATCTGGAACCCTAACAAGCGGGAGTCAGCCACAGACATAAGATTCAGATTGAAGCCCCCAAAAGGCGCGCTGATTGTCGAAATGAATCACGACGACAACCCGTGGTTTGCTACAGACACCAACCTCGAAGCTACAAGACTTAGAGATTTAGAGCTACTAGACCCAAACACCTATGCACATGTATGGGAAGGCGCGTATCTCGATAATTCAGACAGCCAGATACTTGGCGGCAAGTGGCGCGTTGAGGACTTCATACCAGGTGATGATTGGAGTGGCCCATATCACGGCTTAGATTTTGGCTTCTCTCAAGACCCGACAGCAGGCATTAAATGCTGGATACATGATCAGCGATTGTGGATTGAATACGAATCAGGTGGTGTAGGTGTTGAGCTAGACCACACGCCGTCGATGCTCATGAGAGATATTAAAGGTATTGAGCGTTTCGAAGTCTTAGCAGACAACGCAAGGCCAGAGTCAATCAGCCATCTAAAGCGCCACGGCATACCAAGATGCAAGAGCGTTAAGAAATGGCCGGGCAGTGTAGAGGATGGTATCGCACACCTCAGATCATACAAAGAGATCGTAATTCACTCACGCTGCACAGAAACGCGCAAAGAAGCGCGGCTCTACTCATACAAAGTTGACAGCAACTCCGGTCAGGTATTAGACAAGATCGTGGATTCTCACAATCATTACATAGATGCATTACGTTACGGACTGCAACCCATGATAAGAAAGCGCGAAACCGGATCGAAAACAGGAAGGCTGACATATTTATGACGGATAACAGCAAGCTCCGGCTGAATACGGGCGTCACAACCTATCAGCCCGAATTAACCACAGAAGTTATCGACCAATGGCGCACCATGCGTGATGCCGATGCGGGTAATACACGCATCCATGTGCAAGAAGACCTTTATCTGCCTATTCCGGGCGGGTTTAAGTCACAGTGGAGCAATGGTGGTGCTGGTATGTATGCATCATACTTATACCGCGCACAGTTCCCGACAATTATCGGGCCAGCCGTTAATTCTATGGTGGGCATTGTGCATAAAACTGAATGGAAAATAGACCTTCCTGACTCGATGCAGTATCTGTTCAATTCAGCCACGGCTGATGGTGCATCACTAGAATCATTCTCAAGACGGATTACTCGCGAAGTATTGTTAATGGGACGCTATGTAATTGGTGCTGATTCTCCGGTTAATGGTGGCGACCCATACCTAGTCGGAAATATGGCAGAAACACTGATCAATTGGGACACCAACTTTTTCGTGTTCAATGAGTCCGGTTATGTCCGCGAAGGCTTTGAATGGACTGAAAATATCCAATACCGCATACATGAATTAGACGATAGCGGAAATTATATTCAATACACGGTCGACCAAACTGGCGCGATTGACAAGGAAAACGCTGTAGCACCTGTTATGGCATCCAACAAAGCTATGGATTACGTGCCAATCGTTGTTGTTGGTGCGCGTGATATTTCGCAGGACGTAGAAGAGCCGCCCCTGATGGGCGCTGCTGATGCTTCACTAGCGATATACAGACTAGACGCTGACTACCGGCACCAGTTGTACATGAGTGGGCAGGAAACCCTTGTCATTGACAATGGTGACACACCTGAAGCTATCGGCCCAGCGGTTGTTATTGAGGTACACAGCACTACTGAGCAACCGGCATTGCTGTATTACGTTAGCCCGACATGCGCTGGCATAGCGGCACACAAAGAAGCTATTCACGACGAATGGGAAAACGCAGCAAAGGCCGGAGCCAAGTTGTTCGATTCAGGCGCAGCAGTTGAATCAGGTGAGGCACGAAGGATGCGCCAGAACGCTGAATCAGCCACTTTGCAGACCATCGCCAACAGTTCGGCAGAAGGGCTTGAAATTGCGCTTAAGAACATCGCTATTATGCTCGGAGCCAACCCAGATGATGTGGTAGTAACACCGCCACGCAATCTGCTAGACGCACCGTTACCGTCTATTGATGTTGTAAATCTGGTAAAAGCCTATCGCGATGGCGGAATCAGTTGGCTGACTCTTTACGAGAACTTACAACGCGGACAGATTGCAAGCGACGAACGCGATTCTGATGACGAATTAAATCTAATGAATACCGATTTTATCAATGAGGGTGAAGCCCTCCCACAATAACAAGGGCGATGCCCTGGAGTACAGCCGATGGCTATTAAGACGATTTTGGAAAACCTGACTGATGCGCCCGAGGGGCTGCATGAATTTTATAAAGAAACCGATGGTAAATTCATCCTCGATGTCGAAGGCATTGACGATCATCCTGACGTTTCAAACCTACGCAATGCTTATCAGCGTGTGAAGGACTCGGAAAAAACCATAAGGGAAGAAAACAAGGCGCTCAAGCTGAATGCTGACAGCCTGCCTGAAGACTTTGACGTGTCATTATGGGAAAAAGCGAAATCCGGCGAACTTGAATCAGGACTTGTCAAGATTCGCGAAAGGCTGGAAGGCGAGAATGCCACTTTGAAGGGAGAGAACGACTCCTTAAAACTGGCCGTTACTGGTAACACAGTGACCACAGCACTTGCCGGGGCCTTGGATGCCGCCAACATTACCGAACCTGCATTTCGCAGAGCAGCAACCGCGTTATTGAAAGACACCGTAAAACTGGAAGGCGATAAGGTGCATGTTGATACCGATATGGGGCCACTTGACGTTAAAGATTACGTTAAAAAGTGGGCCGGATCGGATGAAGGCAAGGCATTTGTTAGTCAGCCCAAAGGCGGCGGATCTAAACCAGGTAATCCAGACGTCACCGCAGCGCCCAAGTCATGGAGCGAGGCAAAAACACCCGCCGAAAAGGCGGAATATATCAAATCTAATCCAAAGTGAGGTGACAAATGTCAATGTCCGATATGGTTGTGTTCAACCAATTTCTAATGCGCTCTTATACAGAGACTATCGATCAGCAGGTTCGCCTGTTTAACCAAGCCAGTGGCGGAACACTGATTCTCAGATCAGCCCGCAATATTGGCGATTACAGCGAAGAGTCATTCTTTGCAACCATTTCCGGCCTTGTTCGGCGCCGCGACGCCTACGGCACAGGCAGTGTTTCGGCTGTTGATCTGTCACAGCTTCAAAGAAACACCGTCAAGGTGGCTGGTGGCACGCCGCCGATTCGTTGGGAGCCTCAACAGTTCTCATATATGCAGCGCAATCAGGAAGAAGCGGGCGTGGTTATCGGTGTGCAGTTGGCGGAAGGCGTGCTTCAGGATTATCTGAATACAGCCGTAACCGGTGCGGTCGCTGCTGTTAGTAACAATGGTGCGATGGTATACGACGGCACAGCCGGTAACCTTTCATTGTCCAGCCTGCTATCTGGCGCTGCCAAGATGGGTGATCGGTCGCAGTCGTTGCGATCATGGATTGTTCACAGTAAGGCGATGTTTGATTTGTGGCAAGGAACGCTGACCAACAGCAACACACTGTTCCAGTTCGGCGATGTCAAGATCATGGAGGATGGCTTTGGTCGTCGCTTCATTGTCACTGATTCGCCCTCTCTGGTTACTGCTGGCTCACCGGATGAATACCACACTCTTGGTTTGGTCGAGATGGCTGCAATCGTTGAAGAAAACGACGATATGTTCTCCAACTTGGAAACCTCCAACGGTACGGAAAACATCCAGCGCACATGGCAGGCAGAGTACACGTTCAATCTGGGCCTGAAAGGCTACTCATGGAACGAGAGTGCTGGCGGCAAGTCGCCGGACAACACCGAGATCGGAACCGGAACCAACTGGCCACAAATCGCCACATCCGACAAGGATACGGCTGGCGTGCTGGTTAATTCGGACTGATCATGCGGCGCTTGTACTTCTACTGGGTACGGCCCACTGAAGAACAGCGAAAGGAAGCGGAACGTCTCGGGGCATTGCTCCGGGACGCCCGCGCCTGCCGCGAGTTCGGAAAACCATGCGATGAGGCTTATGGCGATGTGCCTGA